AACTTTATCGTATTGGAAGGGGAGAACAAGGGGTTCTATTGGTACGCCCTTATACAAACGATATTTGTGCTCATTGGAGATTTGTAGATGAAGAAACGTCTATTAAATCTTCTCATAAAATATACGAAATGTTCTGTGAATATAAACAACGGAAAGATTTCATTGGAATGGATATGGCAAGAAAATTCCTTGAGATGGGATTTACCCGTGCAAGACGGTATGCCAATCACTCTTCGGGACGCAAATATGCAAAAGACAGGAGTATATTACCCATTGAGTCCGATTGCCTCACGTCTGAGAAATCAAGATCAGCAAAAGTATTCAAGGAAGTAAGAGATAAAGCTGCATATGATTCTGAATATGTTACAATGAGAAAAGAATGGAGATCTAAAGAATAGTCATGACTCAACTAATTGATCCATCTGATCCACGTTATTTTACAAAGACTTCTGAGGGTCTATATGATAGACATCATTATAAAGTTGTATCTAAAGAAGGTGATACTATTGTAGTTGACAACTGGCAAGATGCCTTTCTCATATGGTGGAATAAAAAAGATTTTCTTTCTCATATGGAGGTTTTAGATCCACCAAAAGGAGGAAAAGGATTTGCCTGACATTAAATATCATGATGCTTTTCCATGGAGGTTAGTGAATGGTGACACAATATGCCATTTTGAGTGCAGAGAACACTTGCAGAAATACTTAGATAGATATAAACTGAAACCTAGAAACTGTAGTATTACACATAAAGATGGAAAACCCTTTGAATCCCGTGAAAAACACAAGAGAAACGTGGAGTCGCCAACATCAAAGAAAAATAACGGAAGTTCAAGTGCAGTTCGCAAACGAAAATCCAGCGTGGATTCCACTCGAAACACTTCTAGCAATTCAAAACGTAAGAAAAATGGAAAATAGTCATGTATGAAGAGCTAAATTGTTTTGAGGAAGCACTTAAACATTTTGGAACTAGAGTTGAAATCATCTGTGCTATGGAATATTCCAAAAGATTGTCTTCCGAAGATGCGTATCAAATGATCAAGGATGAACTTAAGGAGGTTAAAAAATGCAGGAAAAAATTCAATCAGAAAGAGAATTGTTGACTTCTCTTGAATGGTATGATCTTTGGTTGCATGAACCAGATGATCGACCTCTTGCAGAAATTTGGAGAGAAATGGATGAAATTGAATCTCTCACCCCATTGCCACCTAAAGAACAATGAAAACTAAAGCACTTTTACTTTCAACTCTATTATTCTTGCCTCTACCTGCATTTGCTGGCGGTCCAGTTTTTAGGAGAGGTAATCATAATCATGGACAAACGAATGTCTATGAAGAATGCTTTAGACATGTAGAGAAATATACTCCAGGACACTACAATAGTCGGGGTCAATATGTTCGTGGGCAAGTAAGAGTTACGAGAGAAAGTGTTCCTTGTGGATATGCTCCTAGGAGAAATTATCATGTCCCCAGTCACTATCAACGTAATGAACCTATAGACAATAATGATTGCTCAGGTGGTACAGCTGTGGGTGCTTTGTTAGGTGGTGGACTTGCAGGATTTGGATCCAGAGGTAAAGATCGCTGGTGGGCGATTCCTGCTGGAGTTGTTGGTGGTGCCATGGTGGGATGTCAGATTGATGGTGGTTGAGAACTGAAGCCTCTAAAGTGTCCCTGTAGTGTAAGCACCACTCAAACACATGGGAACCCGCTCTCGCATCGGTATTCAACTCAAAGATGGCAGTATTCTGAGTTCTTATCATCACTGGGATGGATATCCTGAGTGGTTGGGTCGCATCCTCACCACACATTACAACTCCCGCGAACAAGCAGCAGATCTGATTGATGGTGGTGATATGTCCTGTGCGTGGACAAAAGATCGCTGGACTGGTAAACAACTTGCTGCTTATGTGACTGAGCAGAAAGAAGCAGAAGAGTATGGTCCTCAGTATTACTCTGGACGCGGTGAAGATTGCCCTCCTCGTCTTGATGACAACATGGAGAAATACCTTACTAATGGTGAAGAATACGGATATATCTTTGAAAATGGTGAATGGAAGTGTTATGATACTAAAGACTGGTCCGATACATATAAGGAGCAGATTTCCATTCCTGAAGGAGCATTGGCAGTATGATTGATAGAGGTTTTCTGACAGAAATGTCTCATGATGATAAAGAACGTCTGTCAGAAGACTGTGAGGACTATCTTTTACATAGAAACATCCCTCTTTATTCTCATTCGTATGATAATATCATCATACATGCAATTAAAGAGGGATATCAATTACAACGTTTTGATCGCTTCGTAAAAAAACCACAATGACTGAAAAAGAACTCAAGCAAATGGAAATCGTTGCAGAAGAATTTTGGGCAGAGGTTGAATCCGAAGCGGAACGACTTGAAGTTACGGTTGATTACTATCTTGCAGAATTTTACTGATGGAAGAAGAAATCAAACCGAAAAGAATCAAAGATGAGAAATTTCTGCTACTAGCAGCAATTCATCAAGTAGAAAACATTATCAACCTGACAGAGGAAAATGAATACAAACAATTCATTTACATGCACCTCAATCCAGTTTATTATGAACTAAAGCGCCAGTTGACTAATCTCACAGACCAAAGTAAAATTAAGGAGTAAACTAACCGAGGATGATGACTCAAAAGTATTTCTACATTGTTGACCACTTTGTTCCTTTTCCTTCTAGTGAATATGGTGGTGTTTGGAATGTGATTGCTGAAAGTGACGAAGATTGTTTTAATCTTATCACTGATAGTGATGATGGATTTAATCAACAGTATTATGGAAACCTTCGTGAAAACATTCTAAAGTCTCGCACTTATGCCTTGGCAGAAGATGTAGAATCTACTATTGTTGAGGAATTTACTACATGAAACCTGACATGGTTCTAAGTTGGAAACAACATCTTCGGGATGGTAATGTATGGAGGGTGAATGTAGAACTCCCTATGCAAGATGTTCCTGGAGGTGATGTAACATTCTACAATGTAGATGTATATGTAGTGTCACCAACTCAAGAACTGGCACAATATATTGTGTCTACAATGTATTCTGAATATCAATCTATTTCTGTTGATGATGAACCAGTTAGAATTGCCCCCTGATTTTCCTCATGAACCACCTGAAAACTATACTTACGAAGTTAAAGAATTCCGACGCAACATTTTATCTATTTGGTGTTGCAATCATGCTGAATTCTCTTACAACGGCGGTGCTGTTTCAAAAACTATCTGGGGTTTCTACAATGTCAAACAACGCACCTACATCGCTCCCGTCAATTCAAAAAAACCTGGAAAAGTAGTAGATATTTCTAATACTCGTCCTTATACTGCAATGCAACTCAACTTGAATCCTTTAATGCAATGTCTTATGTCCCCAGATTAGATGATTATGTTGTATGGAATGACTCTCTAGGGAGAGTTATTAAAGGATGGGTGTATTTCGTTTCTGATACTTACATTACGATTGAAATTGGTGTAAAATGTAAAGATGATGAAAACATCAAACATTGTCCTATTCATAAGAAAACTCACTGCCTAGTCTTATGTTTTCCTGAGAATTGGCATGAGTTGGAATATGTAAAAAATCGAAGAGATAATGATATTGATCAATATAAATCTCAAGAAGGTAGATATATTGATCCTCAGTAAATTAAACTGAAGCCCCTAAACTGTTTTATTATTGTAAGCACAACACTTATGGACTGGTACGACGACATTCAAGTTGAAGAACTTCAAAACTTTGATCACATTGAAGAAGATCTCGAAGATTTGATTGAAGATGATCAAAATTTCAACATGAAAGAATACCTCAACTCCAACATTGATTACTGAAATGAACTTCCCTACTCAAACTGTCAACGTTTTGCCTCACATGAACGAACTCCGAGAAACTTGGAGGCGTCAAGATTTCCGATTTACTAAAGAGCAACAGGAAGAATATAATATGCTAAAGCAAGCACGAGCAGAACGAGTTAAGTGGTTTTATGAAACTGGACGAGTTCAAGTTGGTCCTAAAGTAACAAAGGAAAAAGAAACTGAAGTTGAAGACAGTTGAGATACTGTCCGTAACCACTTGACTTAACTCTCATTATCTCCTATTATACTAAATAATAGGAGATTTTTTCCTGTCTAAAATGAAAACCTTTGCTGAATTTGTTGCAGAAGCATATGATAAGGATGTCATGGGATCTTCCCAAATCCGTAAGCAAGGAGAGGGTGGAAGAGTTGGTGCTAATAGAAAGAAAACAGAACCAGAAAAGCGTAGAATGAAAGCAGCGGGTGGTGGAAAAATGGTCCCCGCAAAAGATTACAAACCCCGCAAGGATATTGGTTCTCAAAGGCAAAGATCTACAAGAGAGCAACAACCAACACAGGAAAGAGGATCTGCTGCATTGTCAGCAAAAGAAGCACAACGTAAGGCATATAGAGAAAGAAAGGCAAGAGAATCGGGTGCAAAGACTAAATCTGCATCAGAACTTCTGTCTAAGAAATCTGCTAAGAAAGTAAATCCTAACTATAAACCACAAAAAGCATCTGGATATACTAGAACCGAAAGACAGAAACTCCAGAGAACTGGCGATAGAATTATTCGCGACATTCGTAAGGGTAAAGACAAACCAGCATCCGCCTACCAGAATTGAACTGAAGCCCCTAAAGCGTCCCAGTAGTGTCTGGGACCGCCTGCAAGACCTCTGAAACAACCTCTAGGTATATTTGTACTGCTGAGGTTGTTTTTTATTGACAGGCGATTCTGACTCTGCTAAACTACTACTTTAAGGAGACCACCGATGGGAGTTTCACAACTTTCCGAAATCGTTGCTCTCGGTTTTGAAGAACTCATTGCTGAGGGTGACACAAGGGAAATTGGCAAGTTTCTTGCATTTCCAACCGAACGTATCATCGCCCCGCAATGGTTGCGCGAAGAATGTGGAATCGAAAATGATAAATCTCCCGATGATCTTGATGGTCAGCAGGAAAAGTACGATAGACTTTCTTCAAAAGGTCTGCGTATTCAAGTTAAGTATCGTGGAGGAAATACTCTCCACATGGAACAAACTCGCCGCACTACTGGCAAAAATGCAAACAATGGTGCTAAGAATGGGCAGGTTCGCTATGCAGTGAACTCGTTTGATGTTATACTGTTTATTATCCCCAAAGGTCACGAAGATATTTCAACCTGGGAGTATCTTGCTATTCCTAGTTGTGAACTTGAAGATAAGAATATGCCTGGATATTGTGTAGGTTCTGTTCCTGCTGCTGTCCGTAAAAAGTACACTGGTCGCGCAAAGGAGGTTCTGGTTGCTCTCAACAATGCTGAATGAATATACAATCGGTGACAGTAGAGAACTACTGAAAGAAGTTGATGCAAACTCGGTGGATCTAATTTATATTGATCCACCATATTGCACTGGCAGAGATTTCTATCACTTTGATGATCGATTCAAATCGAGTGCAGATTATCGTGAATTGTTGATGCGTCCTTTATTGGAAGAGTGTCATCGAGTTCTGACTGATTGTGGCAACATTGTTGTGCATGTAGAACCTAAGATCTCTCACCATATTCGCATTGTCCTTGATGATGTGTTTGGTGAGAATAGATTTAAGAATGAGATTGCTTGGGTTTCTGGTGGCAACCACAAATCAAAAAAGCAACTGCAACGCAATCATGATACGATCATTGTTTATCAGAAAGGAAAAGAGTCCATCTATAATGCAGAGCACAAAGAATATGATGAGGATACTGTAAGGAAGGCAAAGATCTGTCCAATTCGCAAAAAGAAATATAACACATCTGCACTTGTTAATCGTCAACCAAATGTTGTATCTCGCCCTAATTTGAGATATGAATGGAATGGTAATCATCTCCAGTGGCATGTATCAAAAGAGAGGATGCAGATGCTTCATGATGATAATCGACTAGAATATTCTCCTAACACAGGTATTCCTAGAGTCAAGAAGTATTTGGATGAAATGGATGGAATCCCTGTCAAAGATGTATGGTCTGATGTAAAACAGATTCAGGGAAATGAGAAGTTAGATTATGCAACTCAAAAACCTGTTGCACTCTTAAATCGTATACTTCGCATGTTCAGTAACAAAAACTCTATTGTTCTTGATCCTTGTGCTGGATCTGGTACAGTAGGCAGAAGCGCCAGACAGACAGATAGAAATTACATTTTATTCGATCTTAACACTGAAGGCAAAAAACTATTTGAAGAATCAATTAAAAATCCATTGCTCGACGCAATGGTCAGTTAAATTAACTGAAGCCCCTAAAATGTCCTAGTAATACTGATACGCCCTAGATGATTACACTTCGCCCACATCAGGAACGCATCACAAATCGTATGCGTGACTACAACAAAGGTCAGATTATTGTTCCTACTGGTGGTGGTAAAACTCTCACCATGATTGTTGATACTCGGGATCGTCATGATTCTATCAACAATGGAACCACTACTGTTGTTGTTGCTCCGCGCATTTTGCTTGCAGAACAACTGTGCAGCGAATTTATGGAGGTTATTGATACTGCTCATACGCATGTAATGCACGTTCACAGTGGAGAAACTTCATATTTCTCTACAACAAAGGCAGAAAAGATCAATCTATTTGTAAATACCGCTAGAACTGCTGGTGAGAATGTAATTATCTTCACCACTTATCATTCTTTGCATCGTTTGCAGGAGGCAGATATTGAAGTCAATACGATCTACTTTGATGAAGCGCATAATTCTGTGCAGAGAAACTTTTTCCCTGCTACGGAATACTTTGCTGCTGATTCTGATCGTTGCTATTTCTTCACTGCTACTCCTAAACATTCTCTTACTGTTTCTAAACCTGGGATGAATGATTTTGCTGTTTATGGTCAGGTTCTGGCAAATGTTCCTGCTCCTGAACTAGTTGAAGGTGGTTACATTCTTCCTCCCAAAGTTGTAGTCAAGTCGCTTCCTTTGATCAAAGGTCGCAAAGTCATGTATGCCGAAGATGCTGACAATTTGATCGAAACTATTGATGAGAACAACATCGACAAGACTTTGATTTGTGCTCGCACTACAAAGCAGATTGTGGGTCTTCTTTCTCAGTCTGATTTCTGTGTTGAACTTGCTCAGCGTGGATATTCTTGGATGACGATCACATCGAAGACTGGTGCAATCATTGATGGTAAGAAAGTCAATCGTGAGCAATTCTTTGAGACTCTGAACACTTGGGGCAAAGATCCTGAGAAGAAGTTTGTTGTCATTCACCACAGCATTTTGTCTGAAGGCATCAACGTGAGTGGACTTGAAGCAGTTATTTTCATGCGTAACATGGATTATATCGGCATCAGTCAATCTATCGGTCGTGTGATTCGTTTGGGTGGCAAGTCTAAGACCTTTGGTCTAGTTTGCATCCCAACTTATGATTCTGTAGGAATCAGCACTGCTCGAAAAGTTCAGGCAGTTGTTGATGTTGTATTCAACAAAGGTGAACCCGCTATTTCTGAGATCCGCCGATGAATTACACTAGACAACAACTAATCGATGCACTTGTAGCAGAGTGGGAATATCTCTGCCATGATGATTTTGATCCAGAAAATGATCAAACAACTGAAGAATATCGTGAGGATTTGATTGAAATGTCATTGGAAGAATTGATTGAAGAAACATCAACTGATGAACATTATACGTTAGATGAATGGATGGAAAACTGGGGATGAAACTAACACAAACTAAGAGCAGCATACTAGAACCCAAACCAGTAGAAGAGGGATTCCTGGTGGGAAAATATGAAGACCCATTGTGTTATGCTGCTGTACCAATTATGGGAAGTAATACACAACTAGCAATTATACATCGAGGGAGAGTTATTAAAGAGTGTCGCAATCGTCAATCAGCAATTAACTTTATTGAGAAGCATCGTAAGGGTAAATCTGTAGCAAAACTTCCCATTTAACTAAACTGAAGCCCCTAAACTGTCCTAGTAGTATGAAGAACACTCATTTGCAACATCCTGAAGATTCTATTCTGACTGGAGACCTTTCAGTTCTTGATTGGTTCGGTGAGTCGGATAGTATTATCAGCACCAAAATGGATGGCGCTCCTGCTATTGTTTGGGGCACAGATCCTGCTACAGGTACATTTTTTGTTGGCACAAAGTCTGTCTTCAATAAGGTAAAAATCAAGATTGCACACTCTCACAGAGAGATTGACCAGCATTACGCTGGAAACGTTGCTACAATCCTCCACAAGGCGTTTGATTGCCTGCCTAGGACAGATATGGTCATTCAGGGTGATTTTATCGGTTATGGTGGCAGTTCAGAGTATACACCAAACACCATCACTTATCACTTCCCTGAAGTGATTGAAGAGAGCATCATTGTGTGTCCACATACATTCTACATCTCAAACAATGATCTTCGTGATGCTATCTCGTTCCCACTGACTACAGAACTTGATAGCACTGAGTTCTGCAAGTTTGTTCAACCTGATGTATACTTGCAACCACAACGTGATGAGGTCAAGTATCTCTGTGAATATGCCAAGCAAATGTCATCTCTGTGTGAGTTTATGACTCCGCAGAAAGCAACTAAGGTCAAGAAGTTCATCAACGATTGTATCAGGAACGATAATGAGATTGATCCTGAAGAGATTGCCCGTGAATATGAAGTGGATGCATACACTATCAGTTTGTGGAAAGTTGTTGACATGATCAAGGATGTTATGTTCAAATATATTCATGAACAAGACGACATTGAGTGTATGATTGGGGACGAAGATTGTCTGCATGAAGGTTATGTCATGGACAACAAATATGGTATGTTCAAGATTGTTTACCGTGACGTGTTTTCCCGTGCTAACTTTATCATGGAGAAATCTTGGTGAAAAAATTATTATCCATCAGCATAGGTGATTTAATTAAAATCATCCTATTTCTTTTCATTCTATCATTTCTTCCTGCATCAATTTACAATCTTGTTTTATTGTTTTTGATTGGTGTGATTCTAGTTAGAATCTTTCGATAAGTGTAACTGTAGCCCCTAAAGTGTCCCAGTAGTA